GCGCCGACAGCAGGCTGATGATCGTCACCGCCGCCCGGCGTTCGGCATCGCGTTCACCGCGCATGCGTGCCAGCTCCGCGCGCAATTCGCTTAACATCGCGGTCAGATCATCAACCTTTAAAAATAGTTTGGCAAAAACCAGGTCCTCCTGCGCGAGGTAGCGCTCGCGCCAGGTTTCGAGGGCGCCGACCCGGCCATCCAGAACACCTTGCTCCTGCGAAACACGCCCGACATCACCGCGGATAATTGCAATGTCGGATCGCAACTGCGTGACGGAATCAGACTCCATGTCATCGTCCCTTAATCAGCCATGTCGGACAACGTTATCGGATAGAATGTCGCCTGCAGCGGCATGTTGATCGACCAGGCGCTGCCGAGATCACCGGCGATGTTCCAGTTCGCCGGCGGCGTGAGCAGCGAAGCATTATCGGTCACCGCATCACCGCGCCCAATCTGCGTGCTGCCATAGGGGTAGAAGAACAGCACCTCATCGGAAGGGTTGGTGATGGGTGTGGCAAGCGTGATGGATACGTGCGTTGTGTCGACCCGCGCGGCCGCCGTGGCTGTAATGACATTCCCAGGGCTGGCGACGCTGCCACCATCCATCACCGCAAACCCGGCGCCGAAATTCGCCTGCAAAGGCACGATCAGGTCATCACCGGAATCATGTTGGATCGTAAGAATGATATTCGTATCTGATGCGCGATAGACGTGCACAATCTGCGGCCCACCTTTCGCCGGCAGGCCGCTCGCGGGCACCGCGCTAGCCGGCAAGGTGTCGCTAAGCCCGAGGCCGATGGCGGCGCGCCCCGCCGCATGCGCGCCAATCCGGCCGTACCGCAGCAGATCGGGCTGATCACGGTGCTGCGGGTCGCCGCCTGAAAACAGTCCCGTCGTTGGATCGTAGCTGGCGTTTAACGGATTTGAATCGGATGTCTGCGCCGCGAAGACGATAATGTTATTGCCAGCCACCGCCGCGAGGTCGGCAATCGATTCCCGTACCATCTGAACGCCCGCCGTGGTTTCATAAGGAATCGCGTTCCAGACCAGCAACGGCAAAGATTGCACGCGGCGGTTGAGCGAAGTCCGGGTCAGCGACAGCAGCCGCAGCACCGTGCCTTCATACAGCGCCTTGTTGCTGTAGGGCATCGTGCTGTCCTGTTCACTCCATGGCCAAACCAGAAACGCAATATCCGCCTCATCCAGCGCCGTCACCGGTGCGGATGATCCTGTTAGATAATCTGTCAGCGCCGCAAAATCCGGGCCGCCCGCCCATGTTGACGGGTCCGATCCGTCACCCGGGTTGGTCAAAAACGTGCCATTCGCGGCACCTGGCGGAAACAAAGGCGGCGAGGAATTTGAAATCGGGTGCCCCGAAACAATCGAATAGCGCGACGGTGAAAGATAGGTGCCCGCCTGAACGGCATGCACAGAATACGCCGCGGCGCCGAGATACCAGGCAATTCCTTGCGCTATCGCAAGCGGCGCGCCGGAGAGCACGAACCACGCGGCATTCGACTGCCCCATGACCAACACCGAAACACCGCGCCTTGCGCCCAGCACCCAACGCCCCTGCGCCGCGATCAGCGTCGTAATTTCGGTGCTCGTCAAGGCGCGCTCCCATGTCGCGGCTTCATGAAACCAGCACTGCGCGGCGCCTTGCACCGTCCCATCATGCAAAAATAGAACTTCACCGACGGCGCTGACACCAAACGGATTGGCAATCGCGCTTGCCACTTGCACACCGTCCAGCCAGACATCGACACCCGCGCCCGGCGTGTTTCGCAAAATAATCGCGTGCGAATGCCGGCGCGCCAGATTGGAAACAAGAATCGTTTGGCTCGCGGCGCCTGGAAACAAGGTGAGATTGCCATCCGCGGCATCGGCCTGCAGGATCGTCGTCCCTGTGGCAACGCTGTGCAGCAGCGGTATCGGCGCGGCATTCACATAGTAAGTGCCCTGCCGAAGATTGGGCCGGGTCCAGACAAAATACCTTGTCCAGGCGCTGCCGGCGCCGAACTCCAACGCCGGATGCGACAGCCCCCAATCAGCGTCAAGCGTGGGTCCGTAGGTCACGATGCTCGGGTCCGGCGCACCCACGGCGCCCAGATACCCGTTCACCCGCGCAACCGCCAAGGTGCTGGCCGGGCTGGTATCCGACGCGATGTGATAGGGCGAAAGCAGGACCCCGTTGCCGGACTTATCCAGGACCGCGGAAACGACCGTGTTCGCCGCCGTCACCGTCGTGCCGGCCGGGCTCAATAGCCCATTCAAAAGCCCGGCATCCCACCAGCCCGAAAGGCCAGAAATTGCCGATGGATACGGTCCGCTGAATAAGCCTGCTGGCGGAGTCGTACCCGACGCCAGCGGCCCTGTCACCACGCGCGACGACGCGGCTGACAATAACGGCGCGCCAGGCGAGACGTAAAGAAGCACCACTTAAGTGACCGTCAGCGTAAAGCTGGAAACCGCCTGGCTGCCGCCGGTGGCTGTCTCAACCCATACGTAGTAGTTCCCGGCGGTGGCGGGCGTTGGATAGTAAATTCCCCATTCCTCATCGAAATTAAACAATGTGGCGGCCTGCCAACCGCTCGTCGGTGCCGTCGTGTTGGACGTGGACAGTGCCACCTGTGTCGAAACCGCCTGCGCCGGTGAAACGCCGCCATTGAGACCAATGCTTCCGCTGCCATGCACATAGCTGCCGCCCGGATTATTGACCGTCAGCGTCAGCGCCGGCGCCGCAGCCACGGCAATGGCAGCGGAAACAGCGTTGAGCCCCGTCGCCGGATCCTGCGCCCAGGCATAATATGTGCCCGCGCCAGGCGGCGTGAGCGAAGCCGAAATGCTGCCCGCCGTATTGACCGCCGCCGTCCAGCCGGAGGTAGGTGCAGCGCTGTTCTGCGTCGCTAGTTGCACATTTACCGCATCGGCGACAGGGCTCACTGTCCCCGTTATGTTTACCGCACTGCCCGCCGTGCCGGTAGCCGGCGCCGCCACACTCAGCGACGCGGCCGTCACGGCAACCGCGCCGGAAATGCTTTGCACGGACGTGGCGGATGTTTGCTGCGCCCAGATATAAATAGTCCCCACCGCCGCCGGCGTCAGGCTCGCCGACCAGCTCCCATTACTTACGCTGGCGTTAGTCCAGCTCGCCGGCGCCGTCGTGGCACTGCTTGAAGCGCCAACCCGCACCGCGGCGCTGCCCGGCGAAACCGAACCGCTCACATTCAGGCTTGCCCCCAGCGTCAAGCTCGCCGGCAGCGCATTGATGGAGATAGATGGCGGGATGATCGTAAACGCGTTGGAAACGCCCAGCACCGCCGGGTTCGCGTGGTCCCGCACCTGCACCGTGTAAGTTCCAGCGTTCAACCCCGGCACGGTGAAGCTATACGCGTTCGCCGAGATCACCGGGCTGCCGGCGGCCGCCCAACTCGTCCCGCCATTCGTTGAGTAGTCCAGCGCAGTTGGTGCATCGTTGAAAATGCCCCCAGTGATTACGAATGAAGCGCCCGGCGCCGGCGCGGAGATCGACGCGACTGTCAATGTCGGCGCGTTAGCGACGATCCCGCTCCACCAAACGATCGACCCGCCAGAATATGTAATGCCAACCAATGTCGTCGAAGTCCCAGGCGGCAGCGACGTGCTGCCGGAGCCCGACGAAATGCCTGTTCCCATCGTAATCGACCCAGCGCTGAGGTTGATCAGCGTGCAGCCAAATCCTGAGCCCATATTCGCGAAATTCGCGGTCAAGGTAATCGGCTGACTTGCCACCAGCAATCGGTCATTATGCGACGTTCCGTCGAGCACGGTATTCGCCGTCAACTCGACAACATTGGTCCTCAGGCTTGGGATCTTTCCCTGCAAATATGTCCAGAGCGCACCGAAACTCTGAACGTTCAAAGCACTCCCACCTTGCGCCACCAGCAGCGCATCGCTGTCCGCGGCCGGCGCCGCGGCGGGCAGTTGCGTAATTGTTTGGCCGCCGATTAATTGACCATACGGAATCCACGCATTCGCACCATTTTGCCAAATGGCCACATAATCGGAAGCGCCAATCGTACTTGCGGCGTTTTCGGCATCGGGCGAATTGAGCCCCTGACCGACGGCACCGGCCGGTCCCTGCGGGCCCACCGGTCCAGGCGCCCCTGTGGCACCTTGCGGGCCGGCTGGCCCGGCAATGCCAGATTCGGTCACCGCAATCGTACCCTCTGTGATCGCGATGCCCGTGCCAGCCGAAAAAAGCCCGCGCAGCAACGTCACCGGCAACAAGCCAGGCGCGCCGCCCGCTTCGATGACGATTTCATCCGATAGCGACATCGCCGTCTGCAACGCGAAACCGGCATGGTCTCCGCCATTCGCCGCCAGCGTGCCGCCGCTCAAGGCTAGCCCGGTACCAAGGTTCACGCTCTCCGGCGCGCCGGTCCCTACGCTGTTGCGCCCAAGCAGATCGCCCATTGGCACATTGATCACAGGCTGCAACGTCGCCGTCAGTTGCGAAACGCTCACCGCATAGGTCAAGCCGGCTTGCGATAGCGGCAGCAAATCTCCAGGCCCGACCGTCGCGACCGCCGGCAGCTCAGCAATGGTTGTCATGTTTGCTTTCCTTACGCGACGGCGACCCAATTGGTGCTGCCCGTCCCCGCCTGCTTGACCCAGAATGTCGCGCCAACGCCGCCATTCAGATTGCGAAATGTCGAGCCCGGCGGCGCAGGTACAACGTTCAACGGCGACCCGCGCCCAATCAGTTCAACCGCACCGGTCGGCTCTGCGTCGGACAGCAGCCGAACCACACCGGCCCCGGCCGGATGCAGCGCGAGATCACCCGAAATGGTACGCAGGCTAACGCCACCCGCACCATTCGGCAGAACATAATCATTCTGCGAAAATCGCGCCGCGCGCCAGCCGCCGAAATTGCCGACCCAGTCGATCGAGGCGCCCGCCGGCACCGTAATCGACGCCCCCGTCCAATTGCTCTGCGCCGGCGAACTGCCCGCCGCCGCGAATGTCACATTCGTCAGGCAGTCGATTGTGACCTGATGATCCTGCCAAACGGGCAGACCAACCTGAACCGTCACCGTAGCACCGCTGCCATTGCCGGTAATCGTCGCCGTCGTCCCGGGGCCATAGCCCGACCCAAACGCCGTCATCTGAATGCCAAGCACTTGCCCAGCCGAAAGCCACACAGTCGCGGCGGCGCCCGTGCCTGTTCCTGAAAAACTGATCGACGCACTGGTATAGCCATTACCGCCGTTGCTCAGCTTGCAGAACACGATCTGCCCCGCCGTCGCGAGCGCCTGGGCGGTTACGATGGACGCCACCGGCGCCGAGGACTGCGATATACTGACGACATCCGCGATATCGGGAATCACCAGCGTATAAACGCCACTCACCGACGTCGGATTCACCGCCCATCTTGTGACATAGTTCAGCACATTGTTGCGCAGAATGATGCTGTCGGTATAGGCTGAAATCGCAGCGGTCAGATTGGCGCCAGGCTCCGCCAGAATGATATTGTCCGTCACTAGCATGTTTTGTGGCGCGTCGCGGATCAAAATGCCGACCACGTTGCCGCTGGTATTGATCCAGTTCCCAACAATTGAAAGGTCAGAACAGGCCAGATTGAAGTCAACCCCCTGCCCGTTCGATTCAACATTCTGCACGGCAATCCCAACGCCCGTACAATCCTGAATGAAATTATAACGGGCCATGCAATTCTGCCCGCCCCCGATATTCAGACCGAGCGAAGCACCGTTGATGTAGTTGTCACATACCTCCGTATAGACCGCGCCGCCACAGTCAATGCCGAATGCGGAAGCCCCGGTGACCATGTTACCCGTGACCTTACAATACCCCGTATCGCAAATAATCCCCGCCCCGCTGGCATCCGCCGAGCTATTATTGGCGCATAGATTGCCACTGACAAGAATGTTCCGGCCGGAAACATAGATGCCGTAATTGCGATTGGAGTAGCAATTATTTGAAGCGATCAGTGCGCCAAGAACATCGGGATTGGCATTGCCATATACGAGATTGTTTTTGTTTGTCTGATTGAAATTGCCGACGATGATCCCGCACACATTGTTCCAGCACGTATTGCCGACAACATGCAGATTGCGGATTTTAAGAATGAAATTCGGGTCCTGGCTATCCGCGCGAATCCCGGAGCTCGTATTGTCGTGCACCCTGCAATTGGTGATGCTGAACGCATCCGATGCGGCGATATAGATGCCGTGAACCGCGTTGTCATGAAACTCGCAATCATCAACATGGTGAGACGTGATGGCGGGGTCGCTCGCCGCATAGTACAGCCCCGAGCCATTATTGGCGCCCGCCGCATTCCGAAACACACTCCGCGTAATGATCGATTTCGTGCAGCTTGCCTGCACGATCACCGCATAAGTATCATGCGTGATGCTCGAATTGGCATCGAAGATAATCCCGTCGACGAACAGCGTGGATGCGGTAAAACTCAACCATGCAGCCGGCGAGGACGAACCGGATTTTGACTGGGCCGGACGCGTCATGACGGTCAGCCCCGGCATGCCCAACAAGGTGCAGGACGAAGCGATATCGCACTCGCCCGCGATGGCATAGGTCTTCGCGCCGAAACGGACAGGGTTACCGGAGGCCACGGCGGCCAGCAAGGCAGGGCTATCATCCGTCACGCCATCGCCCACCGCGCCGAAATCCTCGATGGAGACGGCATTCATCGCCATTGCCGCCAGCGTGCGTGTGGCCGTCGCTTCCATCGCCATCGCCGTCAGCGCACCGCCGGGCACGCCTGTCAGACCGCCAATCCCGTTCATGAAACTGCCGTAGCTGATGCCGACATTATTGCCGTTTTGCCCAAGCGGCACGAGGTTCGCTGCGGCCGGGATTTGTCCGCCGGGAAGCGAACCGATTTCGAAGGGCGACGCAGTCGCCGACAGCGTCGTCCCAGCGAGCGTTAGATTGGACCCGATCGAAATCGCGACAGGGGGCGCGGTCCCGGGCCCGACACCGCCCAGCACCGTATTCTGCGGAACGTTCAGCGCCGGCTGAAATCCGGCGAGCACCTGCGCGCGCGTTGCACCCAACGTCTGATCATTTTGGAAAATCGGCAGCACATCCGTATCAGCAACGGAATTCGCCGCCGGTAATTGTCCGATTGTGGGCATTCAAAAACCCTTAGAGTGCGATCGTTTGAAGTTGCTGCGCTTGCGCGGCAACCGAGAGCGTGAATCGCCCTCGGGATTTCAATCTGGAGCGCGCTTGCGTTCTAGATGGTGGTAAGCGGCGTACCAGTCGGGTCGGTCAGCGGCTGCCCCCCGGGCGTCGTCAAAGCGGCTTGCGGCGCCGGAACCGCGGCGAGCGCGATAACGGGAAGCGAAATGCTCCGCGCCAGCGCTCGCCCACCTGTCGTCGTGACCGTCACCGTGACCGTGTAGGTCGTCAGTGGCTGCCCGCCGCTCAGCCAGAGCACTGCCCAGGCCCCATCCGCGCTCGACGCCGCCAAAGTCAGATCACCCGGATTGTCAGGGCTGATCACCGCATCGAGTGTGGCGATCGTATCACCCGGATTGGCGGTAAGCGCGGGCGAAATATCGAGGACATAGTCCAGCGTATCGCCCGGATCCTTGGCCGGCCAGACAAGCGGTGTGGCCGGCGGAATTTGCGGGCCGCGCGGCGTTGGCACAAAACCATCGATCTGCACGTAGCGTGCATTGGATGGCCGCCACGTATGGGAAGCTGGTGTGCTCATGACGGCGACCCCTCAATACTCGATGATCACGATACCAACCGAACCGGCGCCGCCCGCGGCGCCGACCGGGTTTGTGCCTGTGGTGGAGCCGCCGCCGCCACCGCCGCCGCCATACCCCGTCGCGCCAAAGCCGCCTTGCGGCCCGCTGGCACCCCGGCCATGGCCCGGTCCCCCGCCATCCCCGCCGTGGCCGGCGATTGCGATCGAATCGCTGCCCATCGACCCGCCAAAATTATACTGACCACCAGAACCAGCGCCACCCAGCCCGCCTGGCATGGCGAATTGCACGGCGGTCCCGCCGCCGCCGCCCTGCCCGCCGGAAGCCGACAGGAACGTCCCAAAACTGGACGTTCCGCCACTCAATCCGGTGCCTGGCGTGTCAGACCCCGCCCCACCCGCGCCGACCGTAACGGCGATGTTCATCCCAGGCGTCAGATTGGTCACAATCCCCACGGCAGTACCGCCGCCCCCCCCGCCGCCGCCAGGCATGGTGGCATGGTAGCCGCCGGCGCCACCACCACCAATCGCTGTCGCGCGTACGGTCGTTACGCCGTTCGGAACGATAAAGGTGCCGGAGGTATTGAACACATCAAACGTCGAGAAACCTGGCCGAAGCGCGGGGAGCTTGAAATTGACGAACGGTGCGCCCGAGAGAGTGGTGATCGCGCCATTGTGAATCGCCGTCTGCCCGTAATTCACGGTGATGACGTACAGACCGACCCAGCCGCTATCGACCGCGGGCGTCGTCTGCGATCCTGCAGCGGCCGCGGCACCTGGCTTGAGTTGAAGCTGGACCCGTTGGATACGCTGCGTGTTCTGCGCGCTCCCTGAGTTCGCGGGGCCAGAATAGGGTTGCGACGGATTGGCCGCATTCACATACGGCAATACGACCGGGTCTGCATCCGTTTCAGAAAATGTCGCCTCAATCAGATAATTGATGGACTGACCAGAATTTGTTGGCGCGGTCAACGTAAAACTTGTCGGCTGCAGGTTGATCCCTGTTTTCACAATCTGGTCGGTGGTATCGACACCAAGCGACCCATAGGCATTTGCGTCCATCACGGCCAGCTGGGTTATACTGCCGGCCGCCACGTTCACGGCAAGCGACGCCGGCGAGGTCGCCGTACATGCCAGACCATCCACGATCATGCCGCTACCCAAAACTGCTGCGGTCAAAACGCTGACGGCCGTCATCGCGTTACGATTCAAACTTAGAATATCGGTGTCGAGCGGAATACTGCCAGGATAGACGATATTGCGGTCCATTCATGATCCTCAGTTCGAAATATTCATCCAGCCGGTATAGGCTGTTGGCAGCACGGCGGCAGCGCTTGCGTAAATATCAGCATCCGTTATAGAGCCTGGAAGATTCTCCAGATCCGCATAAAACATCGGCGCCGTATTATAGCCGCCGGGCCCGACGCCATAGCCGCTCGCATTGCTGATCGGCGATGCATCCGGCCGATACGCCGTGACAAAAAATTGAAACGGCAGGCTCCTTGAGCCATAGCCGCCCGCCACACCATAGCCCAGTGTTCCAGAGTTATATCCGCCGGTATCGTCCGCATTCAACGGCTCGAAGATTTCAGGCGCGCGCCCTGTCAGGTTAAGCAAAGCTGACGATAAGCCGGCTCGGGTCGCACGCTCGGCCAACACAGTCGTGCGTAGCCGAAGGCTGAACGCCGCATCGCTCTCACTTACCCGTCGCGGCATCGTGGACCCAAAAAAATCCGTTGATGCGATATCCAGGAATATGCCCGTCGCGGTCGCCATCCGCGCTTGCAGTCCCGTCACCTGCAAAAGTCCAAACAGGCTGCTCCACGCATTCGCCAGCCCATTCAGCAACGCGTCGCAAATCGGCGTGACATCGCCAAACCACCGCGCCGGCAGAACCGATTTAAGCCGGTCCACCATGTCATTCTGATCGCCGATCATATCAGGAAACCGCCACCGTGCCGCTCCTGATCACGCCAAACAGCGGCGGCACAAGGTCAGCACTCCCACCATTCAGCAGCACCGCGGAGACGTTGGTAACCGACGAAGACGCCGTATAGGCAAGTTGCGCGAGCCGCGTGTAATTCAACGTCGCACCGATGCTGAGGCCGGCGACGTAATCCTCGATCGCACTCGCCACGGCCGCCACGACATCCTGATGAGACACGCCGGTCGCCGTCGTCAGCGTCATCGACACATCAGCATCCGTGACGATCGGCCCCTGAACCGCGAAGCTGCTGCCCACCGGCCGCACCGCATCCACCGCCTGCTGAACTTCACTCAGGAGCCAGTTCGGCGGGACTCCCGTCCCGTTATCGACCGTCACGACAAAATGCCCCATTTGCGTGGCGCCGGTCTGATTGATATTTTCGCTGATCGTATAGGTCAATCCTTGCTGGATCCCCGTCACCGCGGCGCCGATGGCGATATCCGTCGCCCGCGAAAGACTCGCCAGATAGCTCCCGAACCGCGCCCGAAACGCCGAATCCGATTCCGCATCCAGGCCACCGGTAAGGGCGAGACTGTTCTGCACAGTATCCACCCCGGCGATCGCAGACGAGATCACTGAAATGCTTCCGGCCTGAACATTGCCGGCGCTTCCGGCAACGACCGCAATAATGGGAACAATGAGGCTGGCAACACCGGACGCCAGCGCATACCCCGTCCCGGCAAAAGCCGGATTTGTGGGATCAGCCGAGACCATGAACGATTGACTATTGTCAGTCGTGGAAACTGCCGTTCCTACCGATATGAAAGCGGAACTGCTCGGCGTAAACCGTGAAAACGTGACCTGTCCCACCGCCGCCACTGCCGGCAGACGAACAAAGCCGAAATCCGCGCCAAAGCTGTCGCAGTCGGCACCGCCGCTCGTCGCCAACCGCGTGGTCGCCAGAACCTGCACGATCAGCCATTGCATCCACAGCGCCAGGGATGCGTTGGCTTCGAGAATGGCGCGCAACACCGATCCGACTGTCAGATCAAGAAGGCTCGACGCAGCACCCTGCACCGCAGCCGCCATGTTCTGCACCAATGTGGTGAAGTTCTGAAAGAAAAGCTGCATGTTTTACACCGAGAATGAAAGGCTGCTCGTCTGCTGCGTGGTCGCGTCGGTGTAACGGACAGACAGGCTCACCGTTCCGTCATTGGCCGACACTGCCGAAATATCGGGCGGCGGAATATTTACCACCGCCGCTTCGGCCAACATCTGCGATCTGGCAACCGCCTGAATCACCGCCGGCGCGCCAGGCTTACCTACGAACTGTGCCAACCCCGCGCCATACGATAACTGCCAGATGTAATCGCCCTGATTAGTCAGCAACCGCCGCAAAACCCGTTCCTGGGTCAGCGCCGGTCCATCGGACAGCGCAAGGTCGCCAGTCGGGCTCACCACCAGATCACCGCCGAATGCCAGAGACAGGTCAGCCATTAAACGGTCACCGAAGGCAAGCCGGTCTCACCGCCCTGCGGGTCAGCATGCGTGTGATTGTCATGCGCCGAACGAAGCGCCGCCAAGGTCCCATGCGCCCCCCCCTGGTCCGAGATATTCCCGCTCACCACAAGGTTGCCTGTAATATTCACCGTCGTTGCTGACATGAAAATCGTGCCGTCATTTAGCAATTTCAAAAGACTTCCCGTCTGATGCCGCAGCCATAGTTCCCCCGCAGGCGCCGGCAACGGCGCATCCACAACCGACCACACGGCGCCCAGGATTACACCATGTTCCGCGCTGCCTTCCTGCGCGACCACGAGCACCTGGTCGCCGGGCGTCAGCGGCGCCGCCAGCCCCCAGCCCGCCCCCACCCATGCGGAAACGATCGGCAACCAGCCACTTAAAACATTTTCCGGCTGCAGCATAACCCGCGCCGCATACGCATTCGGGTCGAAGCTTGACACCAAACCGAACCTGGCAACACCACCAAGCCCATCCAGCCCGGCCGCATGGCTCTTCGAGACATTCGAGAACAGGTCCATATCAATTCAAAGCATGCGCGCGTATCTGTTGAACATATCCGCACTTAGCATCCACCGAGCGCCTGATGACATCGATGGCATAATTCTGATCAAAGCTCGAATCTGTGTCGAATAATGTGATTGTCCCGCCCGGACTCAGGGATGTCTCTCCAGGAAGTGTCGCCAGCAGCACAGTCCCATGGGTCTGCAACGTCGAAAGATGGTTTCTTGCCAGCAATGCGGCCTGCTGGCTTGTCAGGCTGGGGCGGATCAGCGTAGCCGTAGTGCCTAAACCCCGATTTGCCGTCTGCGTCGTCACCGTCTTATTCCGTGGACTCCATGACTTCACGACGGTCGTCCCCGGCAAAGACGCGGCCGTGTCGATCGACAGGTCGATGCAGCCTTGCGGGCTGAGCCGAAACGGTGCGCCAGCCGGCGGCACGCCGAAGGTAAGCTTTGTGCCGAACACGGATAACGCAAACCCTTCGATCTGCGCCAGCCAGGCCAACAAGTTCCACTCGGTACCACTCCGAGAGCCTAGACCCAGACCGCTTCGCGCATGATCCAGCTCGTAATATTGGCCGACCAATGTTGAAGTCGCGGTCACATTCGGCGTCAGATTATGCCGTTCGCAAATCCTGGTAGCGATCTGGCTCGATGTTTGATTCGCAAATGTTTCCGCGATCTCGGTATCGATCAGTTGGGCTGACAAGTCGCGTCCGCTTATCGTCACCTTGTTCTGCAGCAGGTCGCAATAAATGTTGTCAATTTGGCCGGTCAGAAGTTGAACATACCCAAATTCCTCAAGCGCCACGTCAATGGTCGCCACTTGTTTTCCCGCGCTGGAGAAGAAGTCGAACGTCAGTCCCGAGGCATCCACTGAAAAACTTACCGTGAACCGATCCGCAGCAAAAAATGCCACACGTTCCACTTCCGCTGAGATTACACCAGAGACCGGCACCCCGCCGATCGCAACGCGTATCTGTGGTTGATTAATTGGCAATTCCGCCACCTGCGCTCGGGTTCACCGAAGGGATGATGATTGTATTGATCCCCGTTAGTTGCGGATCGGATATTTTGTTTGCTTGCGCGATCCTTATCCACTGCGTTGCATCATTCAAATACTTCGCTGCAAGGCCAAACAGATTACCGCCGCTGACAACAACCGTCATCGCCATCACAGAAGCTCATTCGCCATATTCGTTGAAGCCCTCTGCAAGTAGCCGCCAACACAAGTGATCGCGGCGAGTCGACCCGTCGACGCCACCAGTCCGGTGACCATAGATCCCGCAATGGCCGGATCCGTGACCGTTTCCAGGCGTGCGGTCTGCGAAGCAAAATTAGAATCCGCTGGCCCTAACGCCGCCGCCGCTACATTCTGAGCGTTCGTGAGACCGGCCA